ACTTGGGCAAGTCGCGCAGCACCGTGTACGGCAAGTCATCCGCCCGCCCTATCACGAACTCTTGTTCGTGCGGTCTGCCCCAAATGTCCTGCCCCGCTGCCACCCGCGCCGCTATTGCTTCGGGGGTGGTGTTCTCGCCCGTGACTAACTCTTGGTGTAAGAACTCGGTCATCTTCTGCTGAATAGCCGCCCCACCCCCAAAGTAGCTATAGTGCCACCCGCCATCGTTGATATGCCGATAGAGCGGGTAGATGTTGTCGGGTTGCCCTAAGCCGTTTCTAATGACATGGGGGGAGAGCGCCCGCGCCTCGGCTATGCGGCACACCCGCGTTCCCGGCCATACCCGCTCCGGCGCGTGGGTGTTGAAGTTATAGTAGTAGAGTTTTTGGATGTAGGTTGCTACTATGCCATCGTCCAGGTACTTCGGCACCAGATGCGAGCGCGGTATCTCGTCACAGTCCGAGATAAGGATAATGTCGTCGTCAGCACAGTCGCGCACCCCGCGCAAGATAGCGTTGCGCTGCATCATCTCGCGCCGACGTATCGCCGGCAGCCCGTCGCCGTCGTTCGGCAGGTCAATGATGATATGCTCAATCTTGTCATGAAAGGCAGCAAAGCGGCGCGCGTTCTCGGCATAGTACAGCGGCTTGGGTGTGCCCTTGTGGGTGCGCGTGGCCTCCACCACGACGAACCGATCTACCACAGGATCAAGTTCGTGCATCCGCAGTTCAAGGAGGTCAAGTTCGTTAAAAATACACACTGCATCGACAATCACGATTGCGCCTCCATCGCCCACGATGCGCCTTCAGTCGATACCCCCTCGATAGGGCGGGTGAGCACCGCCATGCCATTGCACGGTGTCACAATCGTTATCGCCCACCCGTGCTTGGCGGCGAACTCGCGCGCTGCACGACGCACGCCGGGAAACGTCTCAGGGTCATGCATCAGGATATGCCCACCAGGGCGCACCAGAAGCCCCCACAACGCGAGTTCGGCGCTTGCCTGCTCGTAGGTATGTTCTGTGTCGATGAGCACCACATCCCACGGCTCGCCAATCGACTCATAGAACGTTTGATCGATGCTACTACCCTGCACGAACGTCCATTGCGGATGACCCGCTGCTACCTGGCTACAGTCCTCGATGTCCACGCTCCACACATGCCCGCCCGCCCGCTCCACGCCAGCCAGCAACGCCTGTGTGCTCACACCCCCGCGCGTGCCAAGCTCAAGCACGTTGCCACGGGCGAGGGAGAACAGCAATCCAAGGTGGTGCTGAATATCGGAAGGGGTCATGTAGTGCTGCTGATATTTCTGGAATGTCTCAGTGCTCATCGTGCGGCCATCCTCTCCCACGCTTGCCCCACCCGCGCCGCGAACGTTGCGCGGTTGCGCTCGAACGTGTCACCATGCTTGACGAGCGGACCGGCGCTGCGCCCGCCCTTGTGCTGTATCGGCCATTGCGTTTGTATCAGGCTGATGTCCAGTTCTAAGGCCCGCATACACAGGTCGTTATCCTCCCAATACGGGCCGGGGTAACAGGCGCTATCCCAAGGCCCGCCGCTGATTTGCGCATCCCACGGCGGCAGTTTATCGGATTGGAGCGACAGGGCTTCCCACGTCTTGCGCGTGGCGGCAATGCACCACCCCTCGATATACGGCACACGCAGCCCATACACGAGTTGCACGTTCAGGCTTGGCCCGTAGAGTGCGCCATCCTGCACATCGTCTGCTACCAACTTGAGCCATGCAGGATCGCCCGCGATGTCGCTATTCAGGAAGATGATAATATCCCCCGTCGCCTGTGCATACCCCTGGTTATTGGCTGCCGCAAAGCCGGTATTCGTTTCGTTGCGGATGACCCGCCCGCGCTCAGGCGGGAGGGTGGACAAAGCCTCGCGGGTTGGCTCATCGCTGCCATTATCGATCAGGACTAACTCAGCGCCGAGCGTGGCAGCTTCGTAATCCGCGAGCAGGTCAAGACCGTTTAAGAACGGGGTCACTATTGAGATGGTCATGAGAATACTTCCTCGCGTCGGATAATCCGCAGCACGCCCCGGCTGCGCGGGATGCTGATGTCCTGCTCAATCTCGGCTAAGAGCGGCAGCCAGTGGTCAGCAATCACCGTGTCTATCTGGTACGGTTCTGCCCCTGCGAGCGCCTGCTTGCGCTTCTCGGCGGCCATGTAGGTCTGCCGCATCGCGGTATGGGCCTGCTGCATCCGGTCGGCAATAGCCGGGGGCTGCGCGATGAACACCCACCCCTGCTGCTGGTCATAGAAGTGGTGCGCCTCGCGCTTGTCCACCTTCCACCCGCCCCAACACAAATCCTCATGCGCGCACCAATCACCCACGATGACGGGCGTGCCCACCGCCTGCGCCTCTAGCACGGGTATGCCAAAGCCCTCCCCATTGGATACCGCGTTCAGCACATCGAGGCTATTATAGTACGCCCGCATGTACTCCGGTGGAAAGCCGCCATACCTGTAGCGCTCTTGGTCGCAGTACAATACCTTGTCGAGTATGCCCATGCTCGCCATGAGCGGGCGCAGGGGGATGCCGCCCTCGTAGCCCTCGTCGGCAAGGTCGGTGTGGACAAAGTAGCGGGCGTGCGGCTTGTCGCGTGCGAACATGGCGAACGCCTCAAGGTTCTCCACCCACGACTTGCGCGAGGGGATGCCGCCCCGGTTCACGGCGCAGGTGCCGATAATGAACAGGTCAGGCGAGAGGTTGAGTGTCTTGCGCGCCTCGGCTTTGTCCAGAGGCGAGAAGATGGCCGGATCGTAGGCGTGCGGCGCGTAGAGCGGGTCAAGCCCCGAACGGCGTAACGCCTTGAAGCCGTGCGGCGCGTAGGCGATGGGCCGGTAGGATTGGCGCACCCGCTCGGTGACTTGGGGGGTAGGCGGATCGTGATCAATAGGAACCATCGGTGCCCAGCGCAAGCCCGCGAACGTCTGCGGGTTGAATACTAAGGCGTCTTTGAGCGTGATCACAATATCGGCCTTCCACGCCCGCGCTGCCTTGGGGATCACGTCATTGGCGAACGCATCCGCGCCGCCTGGAAACACAGGGATGCCGTTCCACTCTTGCACGCCACCGTGCAGCCCGAAGGTACACAGTAGCGCGAGATGACAATGCTCTTTCAGGCGGGTAGCGGTTAGTGCGGTTTCTACGCTGTAACCGCTCGTCGCCCAAGGCGCATCGCTCGCCCAAAGCACGCGTAGGTTGTGGGTGGGTGGGGTGGTCATGCCGTTCCTTTAACTAGTAAGCGTTGGGCATACTCCATCGAGGCGGCGCGCATGAGTTCGCTCATCGTCTGACGGCTCAACTCGGCGGCGCGCTGAATCGTGCCGCGCTCGTCCGTCGTCAGTCGGGTGGGTTGCACAATGGTTTGAACGGTTCCACGCATAATAGAAAAGGCGGGCGCACAACGTACCAAGTACGTCGCACGCCCGCTGAGTTGCCCCAATGGGAGAATATCAATTAGTGTCGGTTACGTTGTCCGACTTGGTGCCATAGCCCCTTCAACACCAACGCCCCGGCATAACGCCACGCTTGCGCGTGCGGGCTATCTACGGGATGTGCTTAGTGTAATACACCTGATGGCAATTTGTCAAGCCTTCCACGCAAGCACAAGCACGCCGTTCCAGAAGCACGGCCAGCAGTTGCCGGGGGTGGGGATGTCAAGGACTGTGGCGCTATGCCCGCGCGTTTCTTGATGCACGCGATGGACAGCCATGCGGATGTTGAGTTCGTTCCCATCGTCAACGAAGATTAGCGCCTCGTCTGCGAGATAGGGTATGGCGCTCGCAATGCCCTCATAGGCTGCGTCTACCGTGGACTTATCCCCATCGAACAGGTACACGCCGATGGGCGGGGTTTGCAGCCGCCCCCATACCTCAGGCACCGAGCCGTCTACATAGGTCGTGCGCTCAAGCAGGCCGAACGTGGTCACGTTCTCCACCCACACATCCATGCTGCTGCGCTCGTCTTTGTCGTGCTCGTCCATCGTGTCATTGTCTATCGCAATGCCGTGCGCCGCGTTGCCCAGGAGCGCCCCGATGAGCGTTGAGCCGCGCCATGTGCCGACCTCTAGGTAGCACTCCCCCGCGCCCATGTGCTGCACCGCGAGGTTCAGCAGGTGCATGTTTGAGGGCGTGGTCATCGCCTGGATGCTCTCAAGCACGTCAATGTAGCGGGCGGGGTGCTTGGGGTAGGCGTTCAGCGTGCCCCACTTATAGAACTCGTCAGGAATAGCCCCGGCCCATGCGCGTATGTCCATGCTGTATTACACCTTTGGGTACAAGAAAGGGCGATGTCTGACCATCGCCCTCCCCCAAGGAACACCACCAGGAAGCAACCCCGATGCCATTATACCACAGGGGGCAAATTGCTTCGATAGGTGTGACATATTTCATAGCGCATTACACTAGACTATGGTATAGTGTTCTCAGTTAGGAAACGTAGCACACGAAAGGCACCAACCATGAACAACATGACGCAACTCATCAACAACACCGTCGAAGCCCGCGCGAAAGAGATCGTTGAGTTTGTCACTCTTGAGGATATGTCAATTGATTGGGCGATTGAGTATGTCAAGAATAGTACCACACTCAGCCCCCAATCAATGGAGCGGGTTATTGCACGGGCAAAAGAAATGATCGAGGCAGAGTAGATGCTAACAACCAAAGAAGCCGCCGACCGACTGAGGATCAAACCCCGGTCGGTCGTTTGGTTGATAACAGAAGGCCACATTGTAGCCACCAAGCGGGGGCGCGATTACTGGATTGAGGATGCCGAGGTTGCGCGCTATGCCGTCGAGCGCAGGGCACAGCACCGGCCAAAGAAGGCTTAGACTATCCCTCCACTACGGCTACGATAAGGTTCGAGTTTTTGCTTTACCCAATCCGGCATGCTCTTTGGATACACCACTTCACCAGCGGCAGAAAGACCAGCGGTTTCCCCCGGCATGGTGTCTTTTAGGCGGAAGAAATAAGCCGCAAGTTCCACCGTCGCCCTGCTAATCGCCGCAGGCGCTACCGTGCTAAACCCGAACGTGCCCGCCACAATCACATCGCTATCCGTGTTCCACACATAGACATACCCGCTGTGCAGCCTAACCAGGCGGTAGGGCGGCCCCGCGTTGCGCGGTTCAAGCCACACCGAGCCGACCGGGATACTCTGTCCATCGCCGTTCGTCAAACTCACGAGGGTGTGCAGGTCGTTCTGTAGGTACATCGCCTGGTTCACCGATAGGTGTTGACTGTAGCGGTTCACGTAGATGGTACCCGCCGTGCCTGCGAAGTTGCGGCGCGTGTAGTCGTTGATGACCCGCTCGGCTTCGTCCAGGCTGTCTTGCAGCAGCCCATCGTTGTAGCTACCAAGCGCGCCGGTGGGCGAGAGGTAGTCTGTCAAATCGAGAAGTTCGGCGTATCTAGACATTTATTTCTCTCGCAAAGTAGCGGCTTTGGTCGGCAAAGTCGGCTGCGCCCGTACCCACCCACCGCGTGTTCCAGTACCCGCTCTCGGTCACGGTGCCATTATAGTAGTACGTGCCCTGGCTTTGCTTCTGCACCGCACCCCCGCTATACGTGTAGGTGCCCACGCTGCCGGATGGGATGTGCAGGTACAGCAATACCTCAGTCGGGTCAACCAGTGTGCCGCCCGCGTTCGTGACCACGGTTTGTATTCTGACGACATCCCCAATGTCAAACGATGCTGGCATGTCATTCCTCTGTTGTGTCCGCGCTCGTCACCGCGCCCGCGCTACTATCCCCATCGCTGGCTACCGTGTTGCCGCTTGCGCCGGTCAATGCGGCAAGGCTCACGCTTGACGCGACAATCACGCTCTGGTTATCCGCCCCGCCCACTGTCGCGCGGTAGGTGGTGTTGCCATACGCCCGCACCCCGTCAACCACGGGCGCTTGGCTGCCCGCCCCCGCAAACAAGAGCAGCAGCATTAGTGCCCCTCGAACGAGTAGTTGATGAACACCGACCACGAGCCTGCCGAGAATGCCGATACCAACGATGCGCCCGCAGCCGTGAGCTTAATCCCTGGTGCGCTATTGCTGTTCCACCCGCCGTTCGCCGCAAGGAACAGCGGGCCTACAATGGTTGTCGTGTCTTGCAAGAGCCGGAACGTACCCGCCGCGCTGCCGCTCACCACAATGTCATGCACACGCATGAACGAGCCCGCCAGCCCTGCGCGCACGGTGCCGTTCGCCCCCGCGCCCCCGAACATCGTGCCAAACGGCTCGGTGGTTCCCGCGCCCACCTGTACGACTTGCCTGCCTTGCTGATCGAACCATGCGCGGGTCACGCTGCCCTCAGACACCGTGCCGGGGCGAGTGCGCACACCCACACCCCCAAACTGCACGGGGTTAGCCGAGCCGCCCCCGCCTGCGTGTGCGGTGAAGCCTTGCACGCCTATCGAGCCGAGCGCTTGCACGGTGCCTACCGGCTGCACCGACCCAAGCACCTGTATGCTGCCGTGCGCTTGCACGGTGCCTAACACCTGGCTTGTGCCGTGCGTCTGCACCGTACCCACAACCGCCACGCTATCTGATGCGCTGGTCAAGTCGCGGATGTCGAGGTTCGTTGCCTGTACTGTGACGGTGGGCATACTGTCGATGGTGCCGCGTATTTGCATCCGCCCGTTCAAGTCAAGCCACGGGCGCACCAGGTCGCCATCGTCTACCGCTGCCTGCGTGCCTGAACTGCCGAAGCCGCCCCATAGCACCGGATTGCCCGCCGCCGCCGCACCGTGCGCTACGACGCCCTGCGCGTAGACACTACCCGCCGCAAGGTGCACCGAGCCATCCATAAACCGAACCGTGCCGATGACTTGGCTCGTGCCGTGTGTCTGTACCGTTCCGATAACCTGCGATGTGCCGTGGGTTTGGACGGTGCCGACTACCGCAACGCTATCACTCGCGCTCGTTAGATCGCG